GCGTTCCATTTTCCTACAGGTAACGACGCTTTGATGGACAACAATGCGTCTTTTTCCCAAAATTCAGGCCACAATGGTTCGTCAGACGGCATGATTGCAGGAAATTCTACAACCTCCCACTGATCTGCCATGACATCACTGCCCTGTGCCGCCATCAAACGGCCTGTCAAGTCTTTTTTACCCCATCGAGTCATAACAATTATGATCGCACCACCCGGTTGAAGCCTCTGTCGAGGCCCAGAGGTGTACCATTCGTATGCATTGTCGAATGCACTCTCGCTCAGAGCGTCCTGTTCCGAGTGAGGGTCGTCAATGACAAACAAGTCCGCACCGCGACCAGTAACCGCCGCTCCAACACCCGCTGCAAAATACTCACCACCCTTGTCGGTTTGCCATTTACCCGCTCCTTTGTTGTCTTCTTTCAGATTAGTGTCAGGAAATATGTCTTTATATTGTGGATCGTCTATAAGGTCTCGAACCTTACGTCCAAAACGCACCGCAAGTTCCGTATTGTGCGTTGCTTGAATGATCTTGAGCTTCGGATTTCGACCTAGAAACCATGCAGGCATCAAAAAACTAGCAAACTCAGACTTAGAATGACGCGGTGGCATGTTGATAATCAGCCGTTTCAACTTACCCTGCGCCACCTGTTCCAGTTTTTCTGCAATAATCCTGTGATGTCTGCCCTCAATAAAGTTTTCATACACATGGTGAGCGAAAGGCATGAACTTTTCAGAGGCTTGTTCTCTCAGATCAAGCCGTTTCTTGGCCTCTGTTAAAGCCAGAATCTCCTTTAAGGCATCTTCTGGTAGAGTTTGTAAGTTCATGCGCTACGTGTGATTGGATCTACCCGTTCAGTGTCAGTAATTGTTACTCTGCGTTGACCCGGACCGCGTTGTCCTCTTGTTGCCAAACCTGTATAGGCGCGAGTTCCTGCACCCGCACGTTGTCTAACCGCCGTAACACTCTTCTGACAAATCGGACCCTCAGATGTTTGCACCATCGTATAACCCTCTGGGCACTCAACAATCTCCTCACCCTTGTCATTAGTTCTAGTTACAGGAGGCACGATCATCGGACTATCTACATCAACTTCTACTTCAGTGTCGGTATCTACTACTTCGTCCTCAACATCTACTTCGACTTCGGGTAATTCGTCTTCTACGTCTGTGGCTATGGTTACTGTACTGGTTTCTTCTGTTGTAGTCTCACCTTCTGTAGTGGTATCACCCTCTGTTGTAGTCTCTCCCTCTGTAGTCGCCTCTTCCTCTGTAGTGGTGTCACCTTCTGTAGTGGTGTCACCTTCTGTAGTGGTGTCACCTTCTGTTGTAGAACCACCGCTCAAGTCTAGTTCTGTTTGCACCGCTGTTTCAGTTACATTTTCACTACCAGGAACAGATGTAGTGACTTCATCAAAAGTTGATATAGCCTCGCCTAAGTTGTCTCCTTCGTTAACCACAGCCATTCTACCTGTTTCATTATTTACCAAGGTAGTTGTTCCATCTGCATTAGGTGTGACACTGATGTTACTTCCGCCCGTGATTCCTGTTATTTCGTCTGTTAAATTTTGGTCAACTGGTGTTCCTGCTGCAACAGGAGAACCAGTAACCATGTTACTTAGTTCTTCCATTGAAAGACCTGTTGAATCCTGTAAGTTTGACAGGATCTTAGGATCTACCGTTCCAGTAGTGCGGATCTGTTCATTTATAATCTCTTGCGCCGCGATTACATCCATAGATGTTGCTTCGCTCTCCCCTGGGTTATACGCAGTAGGAACTGTGGATGTAGCTAACTGACCCGCTGTTGGTGATTTACTAGGATCGAGGACATTCGCAGCAGGCAGTCCGCTCGTAGGAACAGTGCCCGGACCACCCGTAGGCATAAACGTTCCAACGCCTCTTGCCGCTGTTTGCGCTCCTATCGCTGTAGTAGCTCCTGGTGCAGTGCCCGTCAACTCCAAGAGTCCACTTGCAATTGCAGCGTCTGTTGTACCTACATCGGCTCCCGCTCTTTGAGCAGCTAAGTTAGTAACAACCTGTTCACCGACTCCTGCTCCAAACTCACTTCCCAAAGAAATCCCAAGTTTAGCCGCTTGTTGCGCTATAAACGGTGATTTTAAAATAGCTTTTGCTACGCCCGTGGTTCCCAAGGTAGCCGCGACTGCTGTATCAGATAAACCTCCAATAGTTCCCGCTTGAGTGTACGCTTGGTTTCTAGCCGTGTTAGTGAGTGCCGCAATCTGATCAGGAGTACCTTGTATCTCTCCCTTTGCAACCGCATCCGCGATTAAATTAGTTACCTCGTCCGCAGCGGCTCCCCCTGCCTCCGCTCCTGAAGTCAAAGCTGTAAAACCTAATGCTGCCGGAAGACTAGCTCCCCCCGTAAACGGAGCAAGAGCAGCCCCTCCGGCTACTACACCAATGTCCGCCATTGTATCAATAAATTCTTCTGCACCAATAAATCCTGTTGCAACTTTATCCGTCCCATACGGACGACCCAACATATCAAGACCCTCGTTACCGGGTCTTGGATCAGGCATGGCGTTTTCAATCCTAGTGGTCATCTCAGGACTTATTCTGTCCGAAATATTTTCAGCCTTTGCATTCAACGCAGCAACCGTGTCTCTAACTAAATTTGATCCGCCAGAAAAAGGAACAATACTTTTCTCAACCGTAGGTGTCCCAACTCCTGGTATCGCAAGACCCGGTGCTATTAAGTTTGGATCATAGGCATTCATCAACATGTCAATGCCTGTGCCAATCCCGCTAAGTTTCCCTGACAAACTTTGAAGCCCACCAGATTTTATGACATTTCCTAAATCACTAGCGGCATCCCCAAAGCCATACTGCTCAGAACCACCCAGAATGCCTTGCGCCACAGAAGGTGTCAGATCTACAGCCTCTTGTGCCGTTCCCTCTAACTCCGCTACTTGCTCCGATGTCGGTAAAATATTCCTCGGATCAAACTCTCCACCAACCTCAACAGGCGCACCCGATGTAGCATACGCCGCCTGATCCGTACCCGGTATCGCAAAGTCAGGGCTGCTAAGTTCCGTGATCCCCGTTCCTAGACCCGTGATCCCCGC